GAGACTCAAAGCCCTTAAGGTCGATTATACTCGACACTTAGCGGGTTTGCCGCCTATATCCGTATGGATAAGGTACACCAAGAGTGGAGCACCAAAGGGGCCGTTCGGCTACCTTTGGCGGTTAGCTCCTGAACAGAGCCAGACGGCTTATAATGTCTTAAACATTTATACAGGATTTGTATATTTGGATAAGAAGACGAAGATTACACGACAACAGTATACCAAGTTTGTCGCTTCGATCTCTCGTAAGCAACCCTCAGGGCCTGAGATGGCCCATATGGCGGACATAATGAATAAGTGTCCGAACCTTGTCCCCAATTCAAGGCATCTGGAAGATGCCACGGGATACCCTGTACTGGACCTTTGGTTCAGTCCTAGTAAACGGGGCCCGCTTGTTGATCAAGCTGGTACTAAACCCGTCGCAGAATCTATTCTGGACGGGGTTTCTGCTATCGCCCGGTTTCCGGATTTTGTCCGGAAATATCAAATGATTTTCAGCACCACACTGGGACCGCTCAATGAGGTCCTGTCAGCCATGTCGAAGGACCTGGCTGCTCCCTTCGGTCAATCTGAATTGACAGACCCTATGTCCCTGTTTTATGAGGGACATTGGATTAGGGAAGATCATGACAGAGATCGCGAAGATCTCGTATCAGGATACGTTTCATTCAAGCAGGATCCGGGCTATAAGCTTCGGCATGTGGCAGTGCCACATGTAGTCCTCCAAGCGGCTTTAAAGCCCTTGGGTGACGTCCTCTTTGATGCATTACGACATATCCCTCAGGATTGTACGTATGATCAGGAGAAGGGTGTATCTGACACCCAGGAATATCTCAGAAGAAACGTGAAAGTTTATTCTTTCGATCTTTCCTCAGCAACAGATGTCTTTCCCCTGGCGCTTCAAGAAGGCCTCCTCAGGAATTGGGGAGTCCCGAAGCTCTGGGTCGATCTGTTCCGTGATATCAGTCACGGGCGTTGGAGGTTCCCCGAAAGAGGGCTCCCTCCTACTTTACGCAAGAGATCTGCCATTCAGGCCCCATTCTACTTGAATGAGTATGTGCGATGGACGGTAGGCCAGCCCCTGGGTTTGTACCCCAGTTTCGCTGCCTTCTCTCTATCTCACCATGCATTACTGCAAGGC